GGGATTACTATACTCAGGTTCTTCAGGAATGTCATCCGTATGAAGGTCAACTCCCTTACGTTTCCTGCCTTTGCGCGATACCTTTAACCCGGCAACCGGCTCCTCTGTCGCAGCCTCTAGAGCCGCCACAACTTCAGCCACCTCCTCGGCGGCTGGGACTTCCTCAGAGAACTGAGCAACGCGGGCTGAAATGCCGGGCGTCAGGAACTTCTCAGGAAAAGCGATTTCCTCAGAAACTTCTTCCAATTTGGGGTGGGCAGCAAGATACCGATCCCATTCGTAGATCGTACCATCCTGCTTATGGCGAAGCCATCTGGTCATTTGCAACCCTTCTTCTTGGGCTTACGGACCATACCGCCTTTACGGTACTCTTCACCCTCGTCGTCTTCGCAGCCGCCCTTCATCTTCTTACCGCCGTTACCTTTTTTCATAACGACAATCATCAGAGCCGGACCTTTGGGTTTTTTCATAGGGGCTTTAGCCATCACTTAAATCCTTTTCTCTTACCTGATGGAGACACAGGCCACGACTTACGGGCGGGGCCAGTCTTCTTTGAAGCCATTGTTTTCTTTTCTGAAGCGGTCATCTTAGACGCTGCTGCTGCCGGACGGCAAGCTGGGTATCCTCGTTTGTCACTCGGACCTGAACGGCCACATGGCTTGCCGGTCTTTACATCGACCCACTTCTCTCCGAACCACTTTCCGAGTCCGCCTTTAGCCACGCTTCACCCGATTGTCTGCGCCAGACCAAGTACCGCCACGGCTTTTATATTCTTTCGCAGCCCACGCATTTGCATATGCGCTTGGATAAACCTTAAACTTCTTCTTGGCCTCGGCTTTCACACGAGACCATAGAGCAGCGTTGTTCGGTTTAGACGCAGCCATATCAGCAGTTCCAAGCGCGTAAAGATTTATTAATACGCGAGTTAGGATCGTTTGCCGTCTTCGCGCTAGTCAGCTTTTTCTTCATGCCTTTCATACGGGCGCAGAAGCTATCGCGGCGTGGACCACCTTCGGGCTGTGGAGGTTTAAGCCCCGGCTTGCCGGGGTTAGCGGCATTGTATGAAGCACGACCCTTGGCGTTCAAACCGCCTTTAGGATTCTTACCTTCCTTGCGTGTCCACGCGGGAGTCTTGGGCATTATGCAATCCTCTTGGCTGTAACAATAACAGAAGGGATAGCTGGACAAATAAATGGAGACGACTGGGCCGCTGCATATTCGAGAGATACGTTACCACTCTCAACAGCGAATAATGCTTCAATATACTGTGAAGCTGTAACGCTCTCCATAATCGTAACTTGAAATAGTAATGCACCGCCAACGGAAGTCTTCGGTACAGTCACCTTGGATGCTGAAGCGGTGATGTCAGTGCCGTTCTTACGAAACCAAACTGTCGCATCTTGTTCTGACGTATCAGAATTAAGAAACTGAATACTTACAGTAAGTTCGTACGTACCAGCAATGTCAAACGTGATACGCGAATTTGAAGCTACTGTGATGCCAGAATTAAATGACGCCGAAGTATTGAGCGTGATAGCCGTCGGCGTATTTGCTGAAGCCGTCTGATCCTGTGTGGAATAAAACTCACCGTATTTCAGATCAGAGATACTAGATAGCGGTATCGTAACACCAGAGATCGTACCACCCGTGATAGCTACAGCATTGGCGTTCTGAGTAGCCATGGTGCCGAGGCCAAGATTGGTACGCGCACCAACCGCCGTCGAGGCACCAGTACCACCATCTTCGATAGGGAGATCAACAATACCTGTGATTGAGCCACCCGAGATGGCGGCATTGGCTATCTCGACGTTACCGCTGAGTGCAGAAACGGAGTTGCCGCTGATGCGAATATTACCTATGGAGCCTGAGTTAAGGCCGAGATTAAGTGCGGTGGCGACACCCGTGCCACTGTACACCACTTTTTCAGTGGCCGCTGGGCCACCATCAATATGTAAAAGCTGGGAGTAAGTCTCGTTGATCTTACTGCCGGTAAGATTTGACGCCATAATCTGTCCTCTAAAAAGAAGGTAGGGGCTAAGCCCCTACCAATTATTCAAGGACGTAATCGAAGATAACGTCGATGTGGGTAGCCGTCGTGACACTAGAACCGGTCTTGCTCACATTGATCGCCGTACCGGCGTCGTTCGCCGTATAAGACGCACCATCAGCAAGAACAGTAGCACCCGAGCCACCAGCGGTCAGAACGGTACTCTGCGTCAGGCTGGCCTGAGCAAAAGCAACGAGCTTGCGCGAAGTGGACGAAGTGCCGGTGACATCAACCGTCGTGACCGCACCAGCAGCGCCGCCAATCGAAATGGCCTTACAATCGACCATACGAATGGACTTGCCGTTGACCGCCGCAACGAGTTCGACGCCAGCATTAACCTGTGCAATCGTCAGACGCTTGCGGACATTCAGAACAACCCCAGTAAACCGGGGATTCGTAATGGTCGCCGTCGTCAACGTCGCATTGTCAGCCTCAAGGTTGATCGCCTTAAGACGGGAATGAGTTACGCCGTCATAAACAGACATTGAATCCTCCTATGAGAAAGTAGGGGCCGAAGCCCCTACGATCAGTTCGGGTTAAGAACAACCGCGAAGCAGCGGAGGACGCAGTCCGTAGGCGCAGCCGTGTTAATCAGCAGGTCGATGGTATCGTTCGACGTACCGATGATGATCGGATTCGCCAGACCGGTACCAGCAGCCCACGACCAAGCAAGGGCGTTCGACGCAACGTCGTTACCAAAGGCGTTGGCGGCAGCAGGCGAACCGCCCGTGAAACCAAGATCAAAGGTAGCCGTCGTGTTGGTCGATTCGACCTTCGTGACTTCAAAGCCAGCGTGCAGAATCACGGCGTTGGCCGGAACCTGTATGACCTGAAGAATGTCAGCCGCAGCCAGCGCCGTGGCGCTAGCAGCCGAACGAGCAGCCACAATCGCAGCGAAGTCGAGTTCGACTTCGATGTACGAAATGCGGGTGTCGCCATAAGCCGGGAACGCAGCCGTTCCTTTATTGAACCCGTAGGAGTCCGTATAAGTAGCCATTTATAGTCCTCCTTACGAGAAGCTGATGACGGATTCGACAAGCGCTTCCGGCTTGACAACCTTGTAGCCATACACCTGCAGGCCGCGAACGATGTCACCGAACGTCGTCTCCGAACGAATGGTCTCCATCTCAGTCATCTGAGAAGCGAAGGTCAGGCCCATCTTAGTACCAGCAATGATGTGGTACTTCGTGCTGGACGTCACTTTCAGATTGTGGCTGACGTAGATCGTGAAACGATCAATCATGCCGAGACGGCCATTGCGGACAATGGACTGGCTGTCGCCCGTGAGCGAAGCATCCTTCAGTTCCGACTTCTTAATCAGGCCAGCCATACGAGCCGGGATGATAAGGAAGCGGTTCTGTTCCGGGCAGTTCGCCTCGTCGAGAACGGTACCCATGTCAACGACAAGGTCCGTAACCGAAGTCGTGGAGGTAGCGCCGTCCTTGGTGACCGTCAGCGGAGCGCCGGTCGTGCCAAGGTTGAACGCACCAGAGACAGCACCAGCCGTCGCGCCCTTGTTGGTGGCGGCAATGTCCGGCAGCATGTCGGTCAGAACGCGCTGGTCGATCTTGATCTTCATCTGCTCGGAAGCATCTTTGGACCACATATCCATCAGCTTGACGTCCGACTGGACGCGGTCGATGTCATCCTCAACGCAAGCGAAGTACTCGCCCTTGTCGATGACAAGCTGCAGTTTCGGCTTGTCGGGATTTTCGACAACGAGATTCTGACCCTTGACATAGTCGCGGATCGTGATGTTCGGAATGGTACGGATGTTGACCGTATCACCCTGATTACGAATCTCGCCTTCGTAATCGGTATTAGAGATCGCCGCGAGAACCGTGGCGTCGTAGAAATTCTGGATCAGTTTGCCCGACCAAATCTCAGGGATAAAGTTCCCCGAGTAATTCGGACGGCCCGAAGAGACCGGATAAGACATGGAATAGCTCCACTTAACCTGTTGCGACTATGCGATTTTCGCGCTGTGCAGCGAAAATATCGCGTTCAATTCGGTCGCGTTCAGCCTCTTTGCCCTGATAAACGCCTTTACGCACATCGTCGAAGAACTTTTTGATGTCCTCCGGCCCGTACACTTTGGCCTGATTCCCACTGGGCGAACCACCATTGCGGCTACGACCGGGAGAAACCTGTTTATCAAGTTCGGAAGCTGCGCTCCGAGGTGGTTGAGCAACTTGCCGACCATTCATATCCTGCCAAGTACGGAAGAAATTTACGACGCGCGGGACGTCCAGATGTCTCTGAGCATCTTCAAGGTACACCTGCCGGGTTGCGCCCGTCAGAGGATCGACTTCCATAAGCCAGTTCAGGAAGTTCTCGTCTGTATTGATGTCTCTCCATTCGGGGACATTCGCAGACAGTTCCGACCAGAATAGCTGTTCAGATGATTGCGCTTGCTTCTGCGCGACCTGTTCAACACGCGGAAGAACGCTTGCCTGCATCTGGCGAACCATATGCTCTAGCTCGGCAATCCGCTGGTTGGCAGCGGACACTTCCTCTTTCGTCACACGACGCATGACTTCGAGGGAGTCGCCATATTCTTCAACGTCTTTATCAGTCACTAGCTTCTGGACGGTTCCCGAACTTGATGCGGGCGCTGCCGAAAGCGTAGAAAGCAACTGCTCCATCTGGGTAAGTCGCTGATTCAACTGCTGATTCTCGGTACGAAGTCGCACCGTATCCGCGTTGTACATACCCTGAAGCGTTTTGTACCGCTTCTCGTAAGTCTCTTCGTTCTCCTTGTTGCCTACCTGCCTTTGCTCGTTAGGGGTAGGCGCAGTTGCAGTATTCTCTCCACTGTCGGCTTGCTGAACTTCTACAGTCTTAGAACCTTCTGCTCCAGTCTCATCGGTCTTAGCCTCAACTGTCTCAGAATTGGTTCCCTTATCTTTGTAGAACTTCTCCACAGCCTCAGACTGGCGGCGAATCTGCTCAGGAATAGTCATAGAACGCTCCTCTCGGTGTGCGTATGGTTAAATGGCGGCTACCTC